TAGGACCGAAGAACATCTGCCATTTGATCTTGAATACTTTAATAAGATTACTAAGGGTGGTTTAGTTAATAAGACATTGAATGTTGCATTGGCTGGAACTGGAGTGGGTAAATCATTATTCATGTGTCATGTAGCGGCTGGTGCACTTACTCAAATGAAGAACGTATTGTATATTACAATGGAGATGTCTGAAGAGAGGATTGCTGAACGTATCGACGCTAACTTGATGAATGTACCAATCGACCAATTGGCTAACCTATCTAAGAGCATGTACGATAAGAAGATTAAGAGCATTGCCGATAAGGGTGCTGGTAAGTTAATTGTAAAGGAGTATCCTACCGGTGCTGCTAACTCGAGTCACTTCAGGGCATTACTTGATGAGCTGAAGTTAAAGAAGGACTTTAAGCCTGATTTGATTTGTATTGATTACTTAAACATATGTTCATCTTCTAGGATGAAAGCTATGGGTGGATCTATTAACTCATATACTTATGTTAAGGCGATTGCTGAAGAGTTAAGAGGATTAGCCGTGGAGAATAATGTACCTGTATTAACAGCTACACAGACAACACGAGGTGGATTCGGCAATTCAGATGTAGGTCTTGAAGATACATCTGAATCATTTGGATTACCAGCAACGGCTGACTTGATGTTTGCTCTAATTTCAACTGAGGAATTAGAGAACATGAATCAGATAATGGTTAAGCAATTGAAGAATAGGTATAACGATCCTACGGGTGATACAAAGAGATTTGTGCTTGGCATTGATAGGCCTAAGATGAGGTTGTATGATGTGGAGGCAACGGCACAAACATTAGTAGCGGATTCAGTAACTGAGTCGTCAAATGATTATAGTGGTTTTAGCGTATAAGGAGTAAAATGTTAGAAGGTAATAGAACAAACGATATTAAGAATGGTAAGAAGGTTAGTGTAGTTGATACATCTCATACTTACACTAAGGTTAAGATGGTATCATATAGCATGCCGAGTCCTGAGTTTAAGGAAGCTGGTTTGAATGATTGTCAAGATCTGATAGCATTCTGTGCTAGGGTGAGTAACCCAAGTAATCAGTTTAATAAAGACACATCCGATAAGTTAATTAAGTATCTTATCAAGCATAAACATTGGAGCCCCTTAGAGACCGTATCTGCTTGTCTTGAGATTGAAACTACTAGAGACATTGGTAGACAGATCCTAAGACATAGATCTTTCTCGTTTCAAGAGTTCTCACAACGATATGCGGATCCAACTAAGGATATGAAATTCATGTTGAGAGAGGCAAGACTTCAGGATACTACGAATAGACAGAACTCGGTAGAGAATCAGGATGAGACTTTATCGGCTATGTGGAGAATCAAACAAGAGGAGGTTATTAAGAAGTCGTTAGAAGCCTATAACTTTGCTATTGATAACGGCATTGCTAAGGAGCAGGCTAGGGCGGTACTGCCTGAGGGTAATACGATGAGCAGGATGTATATGAACGGTACATTAAGAAGTTGGGTTCATTACATTGAATTGAGAAGTGCTAATGGCACTCAAAAAGAGCATATAGAAGTAGCTATGCAATGTGCGAAAGTAATTGCAGAAATATTTCCACTTATGCTTGACATTATGGAGTAAATCATGTATAATAGAATTAAAGTAAAGTATATAGAGCGCATCAAAAACGCTTTAAAGAAGAAACCCAATTATGAGAAGATGTACAACGAAGAGCGTCAACATGCTCAAGGTTGGGAGTACAAATATAATAAGTTATACAGACAATTGAATGCAATTTTAAAAGACGGAGAATAGATAATGAGTAAATCATCAGTACCACACGTAAAATCAAGGAAAGATCATAACGGCAATAGAGTAAGTAAGAAGTCGATGAGCCACGGATCTTATAGATGTAAGCGTAAGCCTAATAGCCCATACTGCAAGAATGCATGACTGAAGTATCATTTAAAGAGTGGTCTTTCGTAGAGAAAGGCTTCGATCAAGAACATTGGTATGTTAAATTGACAGGAGGTAGATATCATGGAGTTGTATTTAAGTATGAGCATATCAGACTTAATGAGACTACTGAGTCTATCGATTATGATTATGAGGTTGTAGATTATATGGATGATGATCCCCATGGTGAAGATGAGTTCAATAACGCAACTGGTTTAATATTGAGAAGTATACTAGATGATGCTATGGAGCAGCAGGACTTTGTAGTAGGTGCCAAAGAATAATGCAAGAGTCATTAATCATCTTATCTGAAGAATGTGCTGAAGTGCAAGTAGCCATATCTAAGCTACTTCGCTTTGGTGTGGACGATCCTAAGAATAAAAAACAATTAGAGAAAGAGATAGGTGATGTGCTTGCTATGTTATCTATATTAGACTTTAACGATTACATCGATAGTGATAAGATCATGAAAAGAGTCCCTGTTAAGTTGAGGAAGTTAAAGAAGTGGAGTGGGATCAATCATCTAGACGACATCATCGAAAACTTATAAATAATACTATTAGTGTATTATAGGTTAACATGTTAAACTTTAAACGTTATTTAGATGAGGGTAGTAATGACCCAGGAATCTTTCATGCTATATTCATGGCTGGTGGACCTGGTTCTGGTAAATCCTTTGTCGCTACTGGACTAGGTTTAAGATCTTTAGGCTTTGTTGACATTAACTCAGATAAGGCGTTTGAAATGGGACTGAAGAAGTCCCTTTTGTCGTTAAAGATGCCGGACTCAGAAGAGTATCCTCGCAATATCGTAAGAGATTTAGCTAAGAAAACAACAAAGGCAAAGCATGGTCATGCCATCGATGGTAGACTGGCTATGGTTGTTGATGGCACTGGTAAAAACGTAAGAAAAATGGGCAAGAATGTAAAGGACTTAGAGCTACTAGGATATGAAACTGCAATGGTATTTGTTAATACTGATCTTGAGACTGCACTAGAAAGAAACGAGAAGAGAGAAAGAAGTCTTAAGCCTGCAGTAGTAGCTAAGATGTGGAAGCAAGTACAATCAAACTTAAAATCATTTAAGACTATATTTGGTACTAGATTATTCGTTATAGATAACTCTAATTATGAGGTATCCGGAGTTCAATCAGCTAAAGTATATACTAAGATTATGGCATGGGCTAAGCAACTACCAGACAACCCGGCAGTTAAGAATTGGATGGAGAATCAATGAAGAATTTTAAAGCACACTTAGAAGAGGGTGTAGGCACTGGCGGCCTTGACTACGAAGATAAGGTAAGAAAGGTTGTATCGAAAGTCTTAGGTGATAAGAAACTAAAAAAGACACATAAGCTAAAGCCAGATGACTCCGGAGGTTTTGATAACTCAGTCGTTGATATGTATATGACTGTTGAAATCCCACCAAGCACAGAGGTCCCTATTGAAATTAAGATGAACAAGGACGCTCAGATGGGTGGACCTTCTGTTAGGATTAATAAGGGTAGTGATGAATATTCATTCTCTAAAGCTGGTGCTGCATTAGAACAAGATGTTCAGGATATGATCATAGCAGCCATCAAGACTAAAGAGAAAGATATCCGTAATTATATTAAGAGAATGAAGCAGGAAGAGCCATTAGACCTTCATCAAGCCAATGGAGACTTCGAAGTGCCATTTAAGACTACTAAGGAATCATGGGCAGTCTTACAGAAAGAAGGTTTAATGAAACCTATCAATACAGTAGTTAAGTATAATACCAAATTCATTCATGATTGGTATGCTAAGAAGAAATGTTATTATATTCAGATTGGAGGTATTGGTTTATTCTATATGAAGAAGAATCCTTTAAATTTACCTATCCCCCAATTAAAGGCTGATGTGGAAATCAATATTAGATTAACCAGGTCTGGGTCAGGTGGCACTAAGGCTTATCCAAGTCAACGGAGCTCTCAGATAAGGTGTATAGCTAAATTAAAGGCTAAGGGTAAATCCAAATACACGTTAGACAAGGCATCTGATGCTAAATTCATATTGGATGCGATGACACCAAATGATTAGTATCTGAGTGGGAACGCTAATCCAATTCAGACCATTAACTAAACGTAAAGAATATGTTGAGTTATGGCCTGCGGATTGGGAGAGCGAATTTAATCCTACATTAT